TGGAGTATTGTGAGGCTCATTGGGGAATTAAGAAAAGGATGTCAAGCATTTATTACAAGAAGGCTTTAGAGACTTTCGCTGATCAGTTTGCTGAGGAGAGGGAATATGAGATTGATAAACATGCTATTATGTTGCAAGATTTATATAGCAAGGGTTATAAGGCAGGAGATTTGAATATATGTAGATTATTGTTGCAGGATATTGCAAAGATGAAAGGTATTATTGTGGATAGGGTGGATGTTACTAGTGGTGGAGAGGGTTTTGTGTTTAACTATCAAACTCCTTCGGAGTAAATACTATTCGCCCCCTTAATATACCTTCGCTGTTCTCTGCTTAACTTCGTTTTCGCATTTTCCAGCAAAGAAGTATTTACTGTTTAAAGAAGTATAACTTTTGAGGTACGAATATAATAAAAATAAATGACATAGTTTGGAAACTTTAAGAACAAATAAAACATAAAATAAAATGGCAAAATTTAATGGCAGGACTTGTATAGTATTTGCAAGATATTTAACTGGTGGAGGAGAAGGGTTGGAAGTTTCCACAGTAGAAAGAGATAAGATAATACAAAAAGATTCCGATAGGGTGTTTACAACCCAAAAGATTGGCACTAGAAAAGAAATCTCTGAAATAGATGAAAAGGAAGTGGTTGTAAAATCTATAGAATCTAAAATGATTGTTGGGGATGGTCTTTTTAAAAAAGAAGATATAACAGAGGCTTTATTTGATTTATATATAGATATAATTACCACTAGTGGAACAAGTCCTAATATTAATGTATCACAACAAATCGCTACAACAATATCTATTAGCGAAATTAAAGCTCTTGAGTCTGCTTGGAGTGATGGAACAGATACTAGTTTTTATGATGTGTGTAAAACGGCTATAGGGAGTGATAAAAAAACAACGGAAATTGCTAGAGTTGATTTGTATAGATTTGTAGAGGCAGCACAAAAATCAGATGCCATTATAAATAGTAATATGTTTGGTAATCTTGATTCAGGTTCTGGTTCTGATACCTGTTCTAGTCAAAAGGAGGAGGCTGAACTCTTTGTAGAGGAGTTTCTTCTTGCAGAAGAGGGAAGTGGAGTTTATCCAAATAAAGTTCCAGGGATGACTGATTTAGAATGGAAAGATTTAATAGATAATAACTTTAGTGTAGTTAGTTGTGAATAATAAAATAATAAATATGAAAGAAAAAATAAACGAGTTTTTTAAATTAGAGAACAAAATTAAAGATGCAGGATTTTTTGAATATCTCTTTGCAACAACAGCGGTACTTTGTGTCCTACCAAGCGTAATAATTTATTTTATATTGGTTAAGTTAATTGTACAACCAGTACAAGGCTTAGTTAAGAAGGTTTGGAAATAGACTTCACTCCTACAGATAAGCAACATGTAGCCTGGGAGTATCTTCACGATAATGAAACTAGTGAAGTTCTTTTTGGAGGAAGTGCTGGAGGAGGTAAATCATATTTTGGGGCAGCCTGGTTGTTGTATTCTTGTCTAAGATACCCTGGAACAAGATGGTTAATGGGGAGGGCTGTCTTAAAAACACTAAAAGAAACAACATTAAACTCTTTCTTTATGGTTTGCTCGGATTGGGGAGTTAAAAAAGGAGAGCAATATAAATTTAATGCTCAAAGTAATGTTATAGAGTTTTTAAATGGCAGCACCATCCTACTCAAAGACCTTTACCAATATCCAGCAGATCCAAATTTTGATTCTCTTGGATCATTGGAGATTTCTGGTGCCTTTATAGATGAGGTGAACCAATGTACTGAAAAAGCAAAGAATGTTGTGGCTTCAAGGATTCGTTATAAACTATCTGAGTATGGATTACGCCCAAAGGTGCTTATGTCGTGCAATCCAGCGAAAAATTGGGTGTATGATTTCTATAAACAAGATAGAGATGGTACTTTAGCTTCACATAAGAAGTTTGTTAAGGCTAAATTAGCAGATAACCCACATATTTCAGAATTTTACGAAGAACAACTAAAAAAACTTGATCCTATATCAAGAGAAAGACTTTTACATGGTAATTGGGAATATGATTCAGGTGAAGATAGGCTTTTTGATTATGAGGCGATATTAGATGTATTTACTAACTCATCCGTATCTTCTGAAGGAGAAAAGTACCTATCTTGTGATGTAGCCTTGCTTGGAAGTGATAAATTAGTCATTTGTATCTGGGATGGGATGGTAGTCAAGGAAATAATCACAAAAGACAAGACATCTGCCGATAATGTGGAGAAATTGATAAGAAACCTAGCGGATATACACAAAATACCACAAAAAAACATCATAATTGATAGTGATGGAGTAGGGCAATATCTCTCTCATTACATGAAAGGAGTCCAACCTTTCGTAAATAACGCTAAAGCATTAGAAAAAGAGAATTATCAGAATTTAAAGACACAATGCTTTTATAAACTAGCAGAACAAATAAATGTAGGTAATGTCTGGATAAAGTGCAATGATATTGACCTTAGAAACAAAATAATTGAAGAATTAGAGGTTATTAGGAGAAAAAATATGGATAATGATATGAAATTGGCAATTTTGTCAAAAAAAGAGATGAAAGCTACTTTAGGACACTCTCCTGATTATGCTGATGCTCTTATGATGAGAATGAGGTATCTGTTTAAGGGAAATAGAAGAATATTGGCTTATAGATAAAAAAACTAACTTTTTGTTCCATAAATTTCCATTTAATTTTCTTTATATTGCCTGATGGGAAAAGTGGTAGAGATTTATTGTTTAAATAAGAGACATTCAAAGATAGTTTGTGAGTTTTTAATGCAACTTGAGGGGATTATAAATAAGGCTACATTTTATGATGAAGATTTTGAAGGATATAAGGAAGTAATGGAGAGGTTTATATCTTTTCACAATGAATTAGGGATATATGCACTTCTTGGTGAAGTTGATTATGAAAACTGGTATATATCTCTACCAAATAATGTATATTGGGCAACCTTGGGTTATTTTGCCTCGGTTGAAGTTAGTGATGGGGAAGATTTAGATAAATTTAAAGGAGAGGTGTTTGCTTTGATTTCTAAAACACTAACTAGACTTGATAGGAGTTTAGTAGTTCAATCTTGGACAGAAAGTGAGGAAAAAATACATTTAAACTAATGGAAACATATATTATTAACGATAAAACAATAGAAGTTCCTACTAGCTGGGTAGAGTGTGCTTTTGATAGGTTCTTAGGTTTTTCTACACTATTAAATACTTTGTTTCAAAAAGAAAATAAAAGCAAGACTAAAACAGAGGTTGAAGAATGGGAGGCAACCCTTCAAGACTTAAAAGATAACACTAAAGTATTGTCTTTTTGGTGTGGGATGCCAGAATCAGAAATAAGTCTTTTAGATTTAGATGTTGCAAATGATATAATGACATCATTAGGCTTTGTCAATGATGCTTATGTTCCTATTGGGATAGATTCTTTTACCATAGGAGATGAAAAGTTTATATTGCCTGAAAACTTAATGAAGAGTTCCTCTTTTGGTAGATATATTGAAGCAGAACAACTAGAACTACAATCTAATATGTTAGATAAAGGGAAGATGGAGATTTTACCAAGACAAATAGCTATTCTTTGTAAAAAAGAAGGAGAGGCTGAAAAGTTAGATGATGCCTTGATAGATAAGAGGGCTAAAATGTTTGAAAAACTTGATATGGCAACTATTTGGGATGTCGGTTTTTTTTTGAACAAGTTAGAACAGAGGTTGATGTTAAATTTCCTAATCTCTCAGGAGAAGGTGGAGACCCAAAGGCCAGAATCGCAACAAAAGGAACAATAGATGGTTATGGCTGGTTAAACTCTGTGTATGATGTAGCTAAGGAAGGACTTTTTACGAAAGATAATCTTAGTGGTGTAGAAAGTGTATTAATAACTAATTTATATGAAATATTAACATATTTATCTTGGAAATCAGCTTATAATAGCTTTGAGGCTAAATTACATGATATAAACAAAAAAACAAACACATAAAATGTCCACATACGATCCAGAATATAATTTAACCCAATTAATGATAGATTTTAAATCCTGTGCAGAGGCAGCTGGGTTTTGTACTATTAAATTTGGGAAACCAACAAGTATAAACTTTGATCATAATATTTGTTATGATTTATTAAACATTGATTACCCAACAACTACTATTGCAGAAGGAATTAATGAGATTTATACTTTTAGAATGATATTAGCTAGACCTCTTGCGAAAGGAAGTACACAGGGGATTCAAGTTTTTGATGATGATGTAGTTCAAATATTTTCAGAACTTGAAATCAAAATGTGGAACATGTTAGGGTGCCTCGCATTAGGAATTAGTGGAGGGGGAGACTGTAAACCTCATATTCCAAAACATAAAATACAAGTAATTAGAGATAAAGGTACTTTTAATGATAATTTAGTAACCCTTCAAGTGCAATTTGATGCTATAGCAAATATAGCGGTAACGGTTGAGCCTTGTGGTGGGCCTCCTAATCCTGGAGGTGAATGTGATGAGCCTTGTGCTCCTTATTTTGGTGCTTGTGGTTGTACCGACCCTCTAGCTGTTAATTATGATCCTGCTGCTGGAACAGATGATGGTAGTTGTTGTTATGGTGCGGCTGAAGAGCCTTGTGTTGATGAAGATCCTGTAATGCCACCAGTATTTCCAGCTGGAGAAACAAGTAATCCAGAATAATGGCAATAACTAACATATTAAGATTGGTTCAAAGATCAGGACGAACTGCCGAAAGGGTTGCTAAAAAGCAATTATCTAAAAGGAGAAAGAATCCCACTGGATCTGGTAAAAACCTACCAATGAATACTTTTGGAATACTTAGCGATAGTATTAGTTTTAAATTAAAAATAGAAGGGATGATGGCTCTTTTAACATTAGAGTCGGCAGATGAAGGATTACTTCTTGATAAAGGATTTACTGATATTCCTTTTACTCCTCCTAAGTCAAAGAAAGCTGGAAGTAAAAAAAGAAGTTTCTATATTCACAGTTTAGCAATCTGGGCAGCAAGGAAATTCTATGGTGGTAATTATAAGGCAGGATTAAAAGCAGCTTTTGCTATAGCCCACAAACAAAAAGCAGATGGAGCAGCACCAGCTAATCCAGGCTGGATAAAAGAAATTAAAGATGATTTAGATAAGGAATTAAATGTACAAATGGCATTAGATACAATGACAGCTATAAACCTTGATATTGAGTCTATATTAAATAGAAAAATACCATAATTATGGCAGAAACAGAAATTAGTTTTACAAGAGACTTAACAAGGCACTTTTATACAGCATACCGCCCTATAATATTAGATATATATTGTTCTGATACAGATGTTGCTTTTATAAGGGCAGAACTTTATGTGCAATACACTAACGGTGGCACCTGGATGAGTACAGGGGTTTTAATGAACGCATATCAAAAAGCTAATAATCCAGATAAATATAGTATGAATATAATGGAGTATTGTAGACCTTATATATCTACAACAATCTCTCATATCTATACCTATCCAGGATGGAGTGTACATCCATCTTCTGGAGAATCAGCTAGGTTTTATGTTCATGCTTGGCCAGTTAGATATAGTAGTACAGCTATAGGACAACTTATTGATGATATGCCGGGGGGTAAAGACAGTAAAGAATGTATTGTTGTTGCGTTAAACACAGATGAAAAAACATCTACAGCGTATGGGGGTGGTTATACGGATATAGATAAATATGTACTTAGTAAAAATGGTAATATAGGAGCAGTGCCAAACTGTATGCCAATGACAAATATGCCTTTCCCAACACTACCTCCAGATGATCCTATGCAAGATTTGGGGGGATTTTCTCATGGAAATACAGGGGTAAATGATGCAAGGCCAGATGGATGGGGTATCTCGGTTGATATGGAAGATAGTTGGCACCCAGCAACTTATTATCTAAATGGTCAAAAAAACAAGAACTATTGCACAATTCTGGTTAAAAATTTAGCTGGTAAAGTATATGCTGGGTTTGGTTTTGATTTAGTATATGCTCCATCACCAGCTGTAGACATGCAAAAGATTCAATGGCATCCTATTGCTATGGAGAACTTTATAACCCTTCACATGGGTTCTTCACTGAATAAAATTATAGATGCTAGTGGTAATTTAGTTTCATCTGGGTGTTATGTGATAATAGCCTCTGGTAATAATAGTAATGGATCTAATTGGAATCGTTGGGGGTATGAGGGTAGTGATGGGCAGAGTGCCCCAAGATGGCAGGTAGTGAATTATTCTGATATAAGAAATGGCTTAGGCCCTTGTGGACTATCTCCAAAAGATGAAAGGATAAGATTTTTTTGGAAAAATGCTTTAGGAGGATATGATTGGTTTAATTTTTATGGAACTCAGGATAAAAGTGTTAAAGTTTCTGGTTCAAGATATGAGAAATTTAATGATGCTGGAAATTATACACCGAGAGGGGGTAGAGGAATCAAGCAGTTATGGACACAAAGAGAGGATGAGTGGACTGTTATATCTCAACCTGTAAACAGAATAACAGCTGTCTGGTTGGAAGAGTTGGCAACAAGCCCAGAAGTTTGGATAGAGGAAAAGCAGGTAAACCCACCATGGAGAGTAAATGACAGTCATCAGATACCTGTTAATATCAAACCAGGGAGTTATTCAACATTCAACTCGGAAGATAACCACCATTTTATAGAATTAAAATTTAGTTTAGCTAACCCAAGAACAACACAAAGAGGATAATGTCATTTAACATACACCCCCATAGTACCATAATAGAAATAGCTGATGTAGGAGATACAGAAGAACAATTTTTACAAGTAATAGTAGGATATGAAGATGTAACAACTTTTGTTGGTTGTGAGGATGAGGGGAATAAAAATGTACTACCAGAGGATGATGATAAATCATATTGGAGTGGAGATGGGATGAGAAAGATTCAATGCTGGGGAACTACAGTTACTAGTTTTTTCCCTCTAATTCTAACAGGTAATACTTCTTCCCAAGTTCATATTGGTGAAAATGAGCATCAATTAACGCCAGGGCTGAACAAGTGTATGTCATTAGTAATGAGAGATGATGGTAAGAATGTTGAGTTTCAAGATTGTGGTACCTATGATGATTGGTCTCCGATTACATACAATGGGCCTATGGCTGGACACCCAGATGGGCAACCATCTACTCCTTATAATGGTAATCCTTGTAGCCTTCCTGGAACTAGCATTTATTTTAAACTTATGCAAGGGGTTATCACAACAGCTACGGACAAGAGACAAGCATGTGTAATTGCAGATGTTATTGATTATGTGAAAGACAATACAGTCGCTTTAAGTGAGATGAGAGCAACGGGGGGTGGAACTAGTTTAGGAAATTATAATTGTGGTAGTGGTGAGCTACCAGCTAGTGGATATGATAGAAGTTGGTGGCCTTGCTTGAATGTTCAATTTGATCCTGGTAATAATTGTGAAGGGGGAACTATATCTTGGAATAAATATGGTACTTGTAATAGTGCTGGATTTGGAGGTAATTCCAACAAGGGTTATAAAGTTCCTTTCTCTGCTACTTATCAGGTAAATTGTAAATATGGGTTACATCAGTCTTTTAGTTCGGCAGGAGCAGGTGCCTGGTTAAAAGCATCTATCTTTGTAAATAATAGTAATCAAACACAATTTGAGCACACTAGACATTATAGTGGAACCACAGCATGGCATACTGAAAACCACCAATTAAATCTTAATGCGGGGGATTGGGTAAGTTTTAAATCTTGGGGGCATAATAAATCTTCTTACGCTGATTGTTGGCAGGATTGTGAAGGTATTGAAATTGAGATTAGCCCTCTTTATATAAGTGGTGCTGGAGAACCTAGACCAAAACTTTTAATGAAAGGTACTGGTAAAGACTATCCAGGCAATAACATTACCAGTGCGGAACAATCTTATCAAGATTTAGTTCCACAGTGGTATGATTCCATAGATAATGATGATGATTACCATTGGTATATATCTCGTTATCAACATGGAGGAAATTGGGATTCAGGTGGCGTAGGCTTTGATTGGCAATATAATGGTGAAATAAGACAAACATGTATCTCTTATGAGAACGAATATGCAGATGGTATTAAGCACGATCTTTATGATACAGTAGGAGGGTTAGGGATTAGAGCCTATTACTTTTGGGAAGTAGATACATTAGACTGTTATGAATTAACAGTGGAAGTTACTAGTATAGTTAATTGTAGGATTGAAATACACGAAGGAACCGCTGATAATCCAGCACTAACACCTACTAATCCAACTCCAATTACAACAGTAGGGGTGCATAAATTTTGTTTAGCAGCACTTATGCCAACAGGGAGATGGAGTAAGTGTAATAATTGGACGGGTAATGGTTCTCCAAATCTTACTTGTAACTCTGATGGTTCTGTTCATGGAGATTCATCACAGACTCCAGATGGCAGTGATGATCTTTTCTTTTTTGGAGCAGGAGGGATTAAAATATTATCAGCAGTACCAGATTCAGGATCAGTATCTTCTAGTTGTCATATATCAAAACTTGAGATTAAAAAGATGAGACCTGAGATTACCACAGAAGTAGTGCCTATATATGGAGGAAGTTACACTTATGACACACCTGTTTATGACTGGAAGTATATAGAGGTTTTGGAAAGTCAAAAAGTACCTCTCTCATTAACTTTTTCTATTGGTGATTTAAAAGATATAACAAAAAGAACAGCAGGATATTCTAAGACATTTAATGTTCCAGCATCTGCTCATAACGAACAGATATTAGGAAGTATGTTGGCTGTTGGTTCTGAAAGACAACATATTGAATGGAAAAAAGGGAGAATAAAAACTAATGGGATTGTTGTCTTTAATGGATTAATAAGAGTAGAACAACATGTTACTGGTAAAGGGGGGCACTACAAGTGCCATATTATTGAGGACACTATTGATTGGTCTGCTAAAATAGGAGACACAGAACTATGTCAGCTTGTTATACAAACATACGGGCCACAAACAAAAGACAGAGAGACTATTAAAAAAAGTTGGTCGCAAAACAAACCATATCATTTTGATAGAGCTGGGGCAATGGGATCTGGGGTAAAATATGCTGAAGATTATTTTTGGGGGGTAGCAAGTTATGGGGAATGGCACAGAAAATATTTAGATAGTGGAGTTTCTGATTATTCCCATGATAGTTGGGATTTTCACCCTTTTATGTACACAAGGAGATTGGTATATAAAATATTTGAAGCGGCGGGATATAGTTTAGATAGTAAATTCTGGGAGAGTATAACAGCATCTCTTTTATGTCATCCATTTTCAGGAGGAGAAAATTATTATCAAACCGATCCTAATGATATGTTAGGTACTGATGGAAGTATGCTTGGACACGCAAAACACCCTGGGGGAGCTTGTGGAGGAAACTATGATGGAGGAGGGAAAATACCCGCTGGTGGAGGAACTAGAACCTGGTGGCCTTGTTTAAATGTTGCATCTGATTATAGTAATAATATTACAGGTTGTAGTTCAAATAAATTTGGTGGAAGTTCTAATAAAGGGTATGTGATTCCTTTTAGTGGAAATTGGGATATAACTGCAAGTTTTATGGTACATCAGTCTTTTAGTGAATTTAGTCCTGGGGCTACAATTAGAGCTTATTGCACAAAAAATGGTGCTGAGATTCCTCATACTTATGGGGGTTGTATATTTAGTGGTGATGACCATTATTATCCATCAAATACTGGTGTTATATCTTGTATTCAAGGAGATATAATAAGTTTTAAGGTTACAGGAACTAATGATTCTAGTTGGTCACATGCTGTTTGGCAGGATTGTGAAGAAATAAATGTTTTAATTTTCCCAGATCCAAGTACAACCCCACCAGCACAGCTTGTAAACTTTAGTAAAGTTCTCCCTTGTGGAACTAAACAAATAGATTATTTACAAGGATTAACAGAAATGTTTAATCTACAATGGACAGCAGATGAGGAATCAAAAACTGTTTATTGTGAGACTTATGATGATTTCTTTGGTTCTGGTAAAATACTAGATTGGAGTGAAAAACTAGATAAAACAAGCTGGACAGATAAATATATAATGGAAGAGTTGGCACAAAAGGTTACTTTTGAATATGCAGAGGATAGTTCTGATGTAGGAATGAATGGTGTCCAAGATTGGAGAGATGCCAATAGTTATAATGTTTACAAATCACATGAACAATTTAATGAACAAAAGTTTAGGAAAGAAGTATTAAAATTAGGAACAGAGTTTTTTGCAAGAACATTAAGATTTAATAATTACGGAACAGAAAATAATCCAGGGCAACATAGTTCCACTCACCCATACTGTCCAAATGGTTATGGCTGGGGAGATATGGCTTGGGTAAATGATGATGGCTCAAATCAAAAAAGCCCTTGTATGGCTGTTATCTGGATGGAGGGAGGAGGACATATTAATGGTAGTGCTGATTGGAGACCTCCTTTCAACGAATATCCAGAGACAGATTTGCGTATATTAAACTATTATAGTCTATTGAATGGAAGGTTAATAGATGCAAGTGGAAGTCAAGCCGCATTTAGTCATACAGATTGTGTTTATTGGCAGTTTTATGAAGGTGGTAATCAAGGAACAAATCACTTTCCACATACAAATTGGATAAACGATTATCAGAAAAATGTTGGACAAGATCCATATAATCTTTCTTGGGGTGAATATGATGATGGTAAGGGTAATGTAAGTCCTGGATTATACCAAAAGTATTGGCATACAGCGTATATGAAAACGAATGGTGGGGCAGCATTAAGAACTTGTAAAATGAATCTACTGCCAAATGATATAGCATCTTTTGATTATAGGGATTTAATTCATCTTAAAATAGATGGGGTTTCAACATACTGGACTGTAAATAAAATAAAAGATTATAAACCTAATCAACAGGTTTTAACTACCGTTGAATTAGTTGAGTGGAAAAACGCAACAGATTTTGCTCACATGAAAGATAGTGAGAGAGGAGGTTTTAGAGCAAGAAAAGGGAAAAATACTAGTCATGAAATACCAAGAAATGTAGATAAGGGGGTTAATGTCCAAACATATAGTGCTGTAAGCAAAAGAGAGTTTGGAGGAGCCGCAATAGATAATAATTCTGGAAACATATCTTCAGGAGGAGGGATAGCTCTTGGACATGGAGTTACTGCTAATGCTATGCAAACAGTAGTTGGTAATTTCAATAATCCAAACCCTCAAGCTGTCTTTCAGGTAGGTGCGGGTACTAGTAGTGAAAACCAAAGCACAGCTTTTGAAGTAACAAGTAGTGGAGAGGTTGAAATACATGGAGGGGCTTTAGTTGTTCAAGAGGAAGATGGTGTTATCCACGAACTTGTTTATGATGATACAAAAAAAACAAGATCTGAAGAAGAAGGTGAAACAGAAACACAAGTAAAAAAAGTTTATTTATCTAAAGCGGACAATAAGAGTACGAACAGAGTTTATAGAAGAAGTGGCTCTGGTGGTTCCGGTGGAGGTGGTGGATATTAAAAATAAAATAAAACATGGCAACGACAATATATAGTTTTCAAGCAGATTTAACTCAATTATTAAAACTAAATGGAGAGTTAGAAAGGGCAAATCTAAATCTAACGAGTCTTAAAGCAAATACTCTAGCCTACTCTGCACAAGCTAAGAAAGTAGCTGTAATGGGTACTACAATGAAAAAGAACTCAGCCGCATTAAGAGGGGCTAATGTTCAGGCTCAGGCATTAAATCGCACAGGGGGTAGAATGGTGGCTATTTTTCGTTCTGCAAGTATTGCTATTGTTTCTGCTTTTGCTTTCAGGGCCATACTTGGAGGATTAAGAGGAGTTATAACCGCTTTTTCTAATTTTGAACAACAAATGGCTGCTGTTAAGGCAATATCTGGTGCCACAGATAAAGAGTTTAAGAAATTAAATGACTCTGCTTTAGAGTTAGGGAGAACAACAGTTTTTACAGCAAAACAAGTTGGTGAGTTACAAGAAGAGTACGCTAGGCTTGGTTTTACTGCTGATGAAATAGTTGCAGCACAACAAGGAACTATATCACTTGCGGCTGCTACAGGGGAATCATTAAAAGCATCTGCCGAAACATCTGGTGCTGTTTTAAGGGCTTTTGGATTAGATGCAAGAGACACAGGTACTATAGTTGATGTAATGGGGGCATCATTTACAAGCTCTGCATTAAATCTTAATAGATTTAGAGAGTCTATGAAATTTGTGGCCCCAATCGCTAGGGCTGCTGGATTTACTTTTGAAGAGACATCTGCTATGTTGGCAAAACTTGCAGACAATGGATTACATGGTTCTATTGCGGGTAATGCCTTAAAAAATATAATGTTAAGGTTAGGGGATGCTAACTCTAAATTAAACAAGAAACTAGGGAAAACAGTTCAAGGATTACCTCAATTTATTGAAGCACTAAAAGGGATGAAGGATGAATCTTTTGGATTAACCGAGGCTGTTGAGTTATTAGATAAGCGTTCGGCTCCTGCTTTCTTGGCACTTATGAATAATGTTGGAGGATTAAATGAACAGCTAGATTTATTAAACAATGCAGAGGGGGCTGTTTCAAGAATGGCTGCAATAAGGTTAGACACTCTTGAGGGAGATTTTACATTATTAAAATCAGCAACAGAGGGGTTAGGGGTTGCTATTGGTGATGTTTTTGACAATTCACTTAGACAATCAATATCCTCTTTAACTCAGTGGGTGCAAGGATTAGCTAGTAGTGAGAAGTTTCTGTCTGGACTTGCCACAACTTTCGCTATGGCATCAGGAGTAGTACAAGCTCTTTTACTAAGATTTGCTCTTTTAAAATTATCTACACTTGGCTTGGCTTTTAATTTCAAAGGGTTAATTAAAGGAGTGAGGCTTTTAATGATAAGTATGAGAGGTTTGGCTACTGGTACTTATTCTGCCTCAACCGCCATGAAAGGATTTAGAGCAGCACTAGCAAGTACAGGGGTTGGACTTCTTGTTGTTGGGATTGGTGCTTTAGTGGGTTGGTTAATGAAAATGAAAAACGAAACAAGTGAGGTGGTTCATCAAATGAATAAGCTACACACTTCTTTTGAGAAAGACCTTCTAAAGGTTACAGAATTAAATGTTGAAAATACTGAAAGAGTAGATTTATTAAGAAAATTAAATCAAGACTATCCAGAATTAATTGGCAATATTGATTTAGAAACTGCTAGTAATAAAGATTTATTAAATATATTAACTGTTATTAATAATACTAGGGCTGAGAGAACATTAATAGCAGATAAACAAGCATTGATTGATGTTATTATGCAAGAGGCTGCTGCCGAGTCTTTTGTATATGAGAAAGCGATATTGAAGAATAATGCCATGATTGAAAGTGGTAAACTTTCCGATTGGAGTATTTCTCAATTAGAAAAATCAAATAGAGAGCATGATCATGAGATAAAACTAATAATGCAGAAGGCTAGAAAGCAAGAGGCGGCACATATAGCGGATATAAAAGTCTTTATGTCTATGATTAAAACAAAACAACAAGCAAGTGGTACTTGGAGGAAGTTAGAGACAGAAGAGGAAAAGAAACATAGAACTAGCCTTAGTAACATGTATTTAAAAGACTTAGAGGATTTTAGAGCTATAGCATCTAAACTTGAGAAAGATTCAGAAGGAAAAACTGCAAAACAAATAGCAACCCTAACTAAATTGGCTAAAGCAAAGCAAGAACACGAAATAGCAAAAGTACAATCCGAGATGGATGGTATAGCAAAGACTTTAAAATTCCACGAAATATATAAAAGAATTGGTGTAGGAACAAGAAAGGAAATTGTAGCGACAGGCGCAGAGTTTGTTAAGTTCACAGAGGATATGTCAAAAACTGAAATAAAAGACATGAAGAAAGCAAAGGGCTTAAACCTACTTGGTATTCAGATTCAGGAGATGAGAAAAAAACTAATCAAACTTAATGCTTCTTTAATAAAAAGTGGAAAGGCTGTCGGGAAAAGTGCTCTGGATGTTCATAAATTACAAACAACAAAAAATAGAATAAAAGAACTTTTAGCCTTAAAAATACAATCTATAGTAGATATAGAGCAAAAGGAAAGAGATGCAGTAGAGGAGGGGTTTGCAAAACAAACAAGAAAATACAATAAAGAGAAGGAATTGATTAAAGCTAACATTTCATCTATCGCAGGATATATAAAAGGAAATGCTAAAAATCAGGATAAAATAAATACGGATTTTATTAAAAAAAATAAAACCAAGTATGATGTATTAAAGAATATGGATGCGGCAGGTTGGGCTGATATAAATGATGAAAGTCAAGTAGGTATTGATGCGAGAATAAAAGCCCTTGATGATATGTATGCAGAAGAGATAGCTAAGGCATATACAAATAAGAAAGTTTTAGAGGAAATAACAAAAGCAAAAGCACATGCTATAGCGGTTATGGAAAACAGCCAAAACATGAGGAAATTGGCTGCTGAAAAATCATCTTTAAAAACAAGGATGGCTCAATTAGACTCTGGCTTTTCAAGTATCTTTAGAAGTAATAAGGCACATAAAGTAGAGTTAAGACAGATAGCAGCAGATGATGTGCAATTCGCCAAAGATCAGAAGGACTTAGGTATAATAACTGAAGAAGAACGGGCTGCTAAAGTATTAGCAATTAACAAAAACCTATCTGATGAACTTAATTCTCTTGAAGATCAGAGGTTAGCAAAAATAAAAGAAACTTATGCAGCTATTGCTGGAGCTATAATGGATATATCTGCTAATATGGCTGCTGTTAAGATACAAGGCATTGAAGAAGATGCAGAGAGAGAGAAATCAATAGAGCAAACTAAATTTGATAGAAAACTCCAAATTGCCGAAAAAGCAGGGCAGAATACAGAGGGGATGCAGAAAAAGCACGACATAAAGATGAAGGCTATGGAATTGCAGAAAGAGGCTGATATTAGGGCTATAAAGAAAAAGCAATTTATGATACAAAAAGCTAATGATATTACTATGGCTATTATAAATGGAGCTATAGCTATTACAAAGGTTACTGCTCAAACAGGGATTGGGGCTATTGCCGCTGCACCCTTAACATCTGCTTTAATTGCTTTGCAGATTGCGGCTATTGCTAGTAGACAGTTTGTAGGGAAACAAGGAGGGGTAACTCCTGGAGCAACATCTGATGGAAGTTTAGATAGCCTAACAAATAGTTGGGAAAGGTTTGCTGCTGGAGGAATGGTAGTAGGCCCTAGCCATGAACAAGGAGGAGTTAAATTTTCAACTGGAGGTAAAGTCTCTGAATTAGAAGGAGGGGAGGCTGTTATTAACAAAAGAAGTACAGCTCTATTTAAGCCTATGCTATCTCAAATGAACTCACATAATGGATATGGTAAGAAGTTTGCACAAGGAGGGATTACTCCAGGTATGCGTACAACAATGGAGGGGGCTAAAGATAATTGGACAGCAAATGATATTGCTGGGTTAATCACCGACTCTATAAACTCTCAACAAGTATTTGTAACAGAGGCAGACATATCAAGTTCACAATCAGTTGTTGATATTATTGAAGGACATTCAAGTATTTTTTAAAAAATTATTTACATATTTGCTTTATGAAAAACTTAATGAGATTATTTTGGCAGCTAATTATAGGGAAAGGTGTCAAGTTAGCAAGTGAAAATTTATATAAAAAAAGAATTAATATTTGTAGAGAAGATAAATGTGGTGTATATAAAAACCCAATGAAACTTAGGCTTATAGAAAGATGTGGTGATTGTGGATGCTTTCTAAAAGTTAAGAATAGAATTGATGAATCTTATATTGAGTGCCCTAGAAACTGGTGGTAATGGCAAATAGCAAAGAAATAATTGATGAGTTTTTAAATATAATCTGGGCTGAATCAGAAAGGAGGTGGGGGGAGAAGTTTACTATTAAGGATTTAGTTTACCACCTTGTTGAAAATGGAATTATAGCCCCTAAAACACTTAGAAACTATATGATGTTTAAAGATTTTGATAAGTTTATTGTAGAGAACCAAGGGCATATAGGAAACACTTTTATTGATGTTTCAATAAGACATCATCTTACAGAGAAACAATGTAGGAATATAATATACAAACAGAGGTATAAAATTTCTAAAGATTATAATATTGAAAGAGTAGAGGATTAAATCTTCTTTTCTTGTAGGCTACAAAAAACAATAGATCCTGCCTCTGCCCAGATTTTCCTAGTAAAAACCATGTGCACATGAGAATCTTCCTCTAATAACGCATCCATTAATCCTTTTAATAAATTATCTATATCTGGCTTTTGCTTATGATGACTATGAAGCATTTGTGCCTTTTTCTTTTTACTCCAAGACTTAGGCATAGGCATATTAAAGATAGTACAAACCTGTTCCCCTAAAGTAAAATTATTTTTAGTTGCCCATTTATTTATATCATCTTTATACTCCCAATACTTTAATACTATAGGGCGTTTCTTCCAAGTATCAGACTTTGTCATCCTGGGTTTAGGTACAGCTTTACCTGGGTATTCAAGCATCTAAAATTTGTGTTTTGGTTATATTTTTACTTAAAGCATCAGCAAAAGCACTGTCTCTCTCTTTTTTAGTTTGAGTTAAGATTTCTAAATCCCAAGTGCCATCATAAACAACTCCAACTACAAACACATCACCATCTTTCTCAATTTTTTCTACCATTTCTTTTAAATCATTTCTAACAAACAAGCCTCCTTTCGCGGGGCCATTAGCTTTCAAATCAACAAAAGCTCTAACATTATCATCTGCATCTTCTATTTGTTTCATCTTTTTAATTTTTGTTTTAAAGCATCTCTTCTGGAAAGTAATTTAGATCTTTCTACTTCGTTTTCACGAACCTTTCTCCTTTTTAATCGCCTGTCTATTTGATTAATCTCATCAAGATAGCTTAAATTTGTTTTATTCCTCCCGTTTCTTTTGCTCACTGTCTCTTTTTTTATTTAACATTGCCTCATACTTTGATAAACAACCACTATGAACAAGCTCACCATCACTTGCTTTACGGTGAGCACAAGCACAGCCTGTCATTGGCCTCTCACATCTTGGGCATATTTTATGAGGTTTTGTCCTTGCCATTTTTCATTTTCTCTAACATAGACTTCAGTTTATCCTCAACCTTCCCATGTAAATCACCTATATATGTTCCCCAATCTCCTGGCCAAACTTTAACCCCTTTTAATCTTTTTTCGGTTTTAGCATTATCCTCTGCCCTTCTTTTTTTATAATCCTCATAGGATTCATTTTCCCTTCTCTTCATCTCTCTTGATTTTTTCTAATTCAAACTGTAGGTGTGCTATTGCTTTTGTGATACACTCAATAGGGCTTTTGTGTTTACGATATGCCCTCAAGATATATGTTGTGGCAGTAGCTAGGTGATAAGGTAAATCAAAGTTATCACAAACCTTTCTAGCCTCATATCCCTCTTTACCTATATAATATTCTGGCACCCTATCATCACCCGTTGTTGTTGAAGGATTCCATCCATTCCTCCCTTGCTCGTAATAGTGTTTGTTGTGCCTATCTTGGTGTTTCTTCCCAATTTTCATCTGTCTTTTCGCTTTTATTTAATTTAACCTTTACAACATAATCATCTTTAAGATGCCCCTCATTATATAGTTCTATCATAACAGTTAGTCTATGCCCTCCAGATGTCAGTATATAATCATATATAACACCTGAATCCTCACTAAAATCTTCAAATTGAATGTAACTATTATGTTCCTCTGGATTATAGCCTTCTTTTTTTATAATCTCTTTAAGTTTCTTCCAATTATAATAACCATCTTCCTCTACTAACCCCGTTTTATTAGGATGCCATCCTAAGAAATCCTCAAGAGAACCTTCTTCTGGTAAAATCTCACCATCTGGGCCCTCTTTTCTCCATATAGTTTTTTTAGGATCATCTTCATCCTCTATTCTATAAAAATCTATACCTTCATACCTCCTAAATTTCTTTGCATTTACAATTTCTTTAATTGTAAACTCCCCCTCTGTTTGTGTTCTAATAATTGGTGTTTCCATATTGTCCTTCTATTTTTATGTTATTAATTTTAATATCTATATCTTTTTCTTTTCTATTTATCTGCCTAAGCAACCTTCCTTTTATATGCTTATATATTTCATCCTTATCTTTTGATAAAGCAAAAG